AGACGCTTGGGCATATAAAACTGCAAAATTTATTACATTACTTATTAATCCACAAGATCCTTTAATTGATTTAGAACACCAAACTAATTTAATTAAAACACTAAAAGGTGATACAGGAACTACACATGCAGGCTTACCTACGGCACAAAGAGTTGCTTGGGGTGGTGGTTCTTCATATACACCAAACTTTTTAACAGACGCTGGTGCTGCTCAATATGCAGGTTATCAAAACTTTTTAGATAATAATGCTATGGACGATATGGTATGGTATAGAAATACATCAGGACCAAATCCGCCAACGAGTGATAGAGATATTGAAGAGTTAGCAGAACATTTGTTCCATACAATTCATAACTTTGGTATTCCAGGTGCAGTTCCTGGAAGTGAAACAGAAGTTCCTATGCAATCTTTAGGGCCGATACTTGAAGGCAATCCTAGTTTTTCTTGGACAACTACAGAATTACACCTTGCAATGAAAGAAGCAATTGACGCAGGGTTATACGATCCATCTGGTTATTCAACAGATTGGGCAACAGATGCTGATGCAGCTATGGTTGCATATAAAGAATATACTTATTTAGTTAATTGGTCAATGTGGGATATGAGTCAATTCTGGGATGGAGGAAGTCTTGAAACTGAATGGTCTGATACGTTAAAAACACCGGCAGGTATGTTGGCAAATAACCCATTGGGTCATGCCTTGTTTAAAAAATACTTTGAGCCAGTTTTAAGTAAACCTAATTTTGCTCAAATACAAGATATGCTTCAGGATAATGATGCAGGCGAACATTATTATGAAGAGTCTGCAAACGGCGCTTCAAGAGTTGTTCAATATAACTGGTTTCAAAATAATATAGGAGTTGGAACTGGAACTTACGTTTATACGCCTTACGTAGATGGATCTGATGCAGATTATACTGCTGACCAAAACCATGGATGCCATTGTGCAGGTACAGTTGCAGGTAATACTCAAGGCTGGGCAAGAAACGCAAATATCTATAACATTAGTCCTTACGGTTCTAACCCAAATTGGGGTAATTTAGGACTTAGTAGTAGTACATTTTGGGATTATATTAGAGCATGGCACAATTCAAAGCCAATTAATCCCGAGACAGGTAGGCGTAATCCTACTATAACTAATAATAGTTACGGAAGTTCTAGAAGAGTAAACTACGGAAATTACGGACCAGTGACAGAAGTAACTTACAGAGGTACTACATTTTCACCTGGTAGAGACTTAACTTCAGCAGAGTTAAATGCACGAGGTTTTTGGGCTGGTGATTCAATTGTTGATTTATCAATCCCAGCTTATTATACTTCGCGTGAAGCGGATATCCAAGATGCCATTGATGATGGTATTATTATTGTTGCTTCTGCGGGAAACGATTCTTGGAAAACTGTAAATTCTTCTGATCAAGATTACAATAATACTTATAAATGTACATATTATGGTTTTACACAAACTAATTGGTTACATAGAGGTACTGGTGCAGCTGCAGGATATGCACCAGTCATCAACGTAGGTGCACAATCAAACGATGTCAACGAAGATAAAGCTAACTTTAGTAATTGCGGTAGTCAAGTAGATATATTTGCTGGTGGAGAAGGTATTCAAAGTAGCGTACATACAGGCGGTATTGCTGACACTAGGAATGGTTCGTATGATTTAACCAAGTATCAAGGAACAAGTATGTCAGGTCCACAAGTGACAGGAGTTGTTGCATTGCTTGCAGAGTCTTGGCCCAATATAACTCAAGCTCAAGCTCATGCTTGGATAGTTGATAACGCTAATACAGGTGAAATGGCGGACACAGGAACAGACGATGCAACTGATAGAAATAGTTTGCAAGGTGCTCCAAATAAAATGTTAAGATGGATAAACCAAAGACCACTATCAGGAGCAACGCTTCCTAAGAAAAATTTCGCAAATAGACCTACGTCAGGTAAAACTTATCCTAGAACTCGTGTAAGAGCAAGAGGATAATAGAAATGTTTATAAATATTACAAAAGAGCAGGTTAGGTGAAATGACTGAGATATTAACTTCAAAAATGAAGAACGATACAACTAGAATGTTTTTTGATGACGTTCAACTTAATAACTATTATGTACTCGTATCTTCAATTACTAGTGGAACAACACGGCAAAGTGCGGTGAATGCTCAGTATTATACAAACGAATTATTAGAAAATACTTTGTTTGGTAAAAAAGTCTTAGGCTCAGATACAAAATTTATGATTAAGTTTTATGATTGGCAAAAAGATGCTGTTTATGTTCAATACGATGACAGAGAAGATATGGATGGTAAAAGATTTTATGCCATAGTAAGTCCAAATAACAATGATACCGGCGATTATAGAGTATTCAAATGCTTATCAAATAATAACGGTTCTGCATCTACAGCTCCTCCGAACTGGAACCCAGAAAACATTAACCAAGTTTATAGAACTGCTGACGGTTATGTTTGGAAGTTCTTATATGTTATAAGTTCTGCAGAGTTCGAAGCGTACAACGCAATAGGTTATGTTCCATTAATTGGTTCTTATTTTGTACAAAACCCAGATCCTAATGCTGATGCTAACAATATAGTTTACGGTTCTGAGATTTCTGATATTTTCGTATCGAACCCTATTGATAATAACGGTTATAAAACTCAATCAGGCACATTGACAGCTGCACCAGGTAATGACGGAACTCTTACTTTAAGATCAGACGGTATTAATCAAATAACAAATTATTACAATGGTATGTCTATATACTTGACCAACTCTGACGGTAGATCATTCTTATACGAGATTAATTCTTATGTATTCGAAGCTGGAACAGGATATGGTAAAGTAAAAGTACAAGGCGATCCGTTAGGTGACGAAGTATCAAATATCGCGACTTTCACCATTTCACCAACATGCCTTATTGAAGGCGATGGAACTGGTGCTGTTGCTGTAGCTAATGTTATAGAAGGAAATATATCTACGCTACTTATTTTGAATGCTGGCACTGGTTATACAAACGTCACTGCTAAAATTATAGATCCGATATTTGATTTTGATCCAGAAGATCCTAACTCTATTGATATTAGAGCAAATTTAAGACCAGTCTTATCTCCTGTCGGTGGACACGGTTATAATCTTATAGATGAATTACATTGTAAACATATATTATTCTATGGTTATATTACAGAAACAGATAACAATCAAATCGGAAAAACTGGTACATATTCTCATATTGCAGTCGTAAAAAACCCATCATTTGCAAGCGGAACATATCCAGATGTATTTGATAATAGAATTGAGATAGAAACTGATGATATAGCATATGCTGTTACAGGCGATACACTTCAACAATTTAACGAAGATAACGAAGTTATTTTTGAAGCTAAAATTCAAGAAGTCGATGCCAACGCAAATACAGTTTTCTTATCTAATTATATGGGACCTTATCAAAATGCTGCTAATAACGACGTTTCGATAGATCAAACTAAAGCATTGGTGAATTCTACAGGGCAGAGAATGTTCATAAATACACCTACAGCAAATAATATTATAGAGTCTGACTACATTCAGCGCACAGGGCAAGTATACTTCATGGAAGACTTTGTTCCTCTTGCTAGAACGTTTATGTCTAGAGAAGAATACAAGTTAGTATTAGAATTTTAAGGAAAACAATAGATGCCTATTAACACCAATCTAAATATTGCTCCCTACTTCGATGATTTTAATCTTGAAAAGCAATTTTATAAAATCTTGTTTAAGCCTGCGTACGCGGTTCAAGCTAGAGAGCTTACCCAACTTCAGACGATACTTCAAAATCAAGTTGAACAGTTTGGAGATAACATCTATAAAGAAGGTAGTATTGTTAAAGGTTGTAACTTTACTACTCTTGATGATTTAGAATTCGTAAAGTTAACTGATAAAACTGGATTTGATCCTGAAAGTTATATCGGAGGAATAGCAGATGAGTTGGTTAGTGGTGTAACTGTTTCTGTTGATACAAAATACGAAATCGTTGGTGAAAATTCTGGTCTAAAGGCATCGATCATTACTGCATCCCGCGGTTTTGAAACTCGTCCTCCAGATCTTAATACATTCTATATTAACTATCTTAATACAACTGCTGGAAACTCGCGGTTTATTGACGGTGAAAACCTAACAATTAACAAATATCGTTATAACGGTTCATTATTAATCGAAACATCGCTTAATGTAGCATCTATTAACGTTACTAACTTGACACCTGCTACAGGGAGTTCTTACGGTATACAAGCTGCTGATGGTGTTGTATTTCAAAAGGGTCATTTCTTATTTGCTAATGCTCAAACTTTAATTGTTTCTAAGTATACAAATCAGCCTAATGATCTTTCTGCTGGTTACGAAGTCATTGAAAGTTTAGTTTCATCGTTGCAAGATCCATCATTGTTCGATAACGCAAACGGATCTAACAATGAAAACGCGCCAGGTGCAGACAGACTTAAAATGGTTCCGACTCTTACTGTTAAAACTACTTCAGTTGCAGACGTCGACTCAGGCTTCTTTACATTAATTCGTTATCAAAACGGATTTCCGGTTACAATTCGCGATGTTACTCAGTTTAACTCTATTAGCGAAGAAATGGCTAAGAGAACATATGAAGAATCTGGTGATTATGTTGTCAGTGATTTTAAATCTACTACAGAAAGACGAGGCACAGATCTAAAAGTTTTAGTAGGTAAAGGTACTGCATACGTTAAAGGATATAGAGTAGAAAACAGAGGTAACCAGGACGTTACTATTGATCCAATTACTACTACAGAAATTCAAGAAAATCAATCTACTTCGTTAGAATACGGTTCTTATGTTGACATTACTGCAATTCAGGGTACAGTAGACGTTGACTACTCGTCTGTAACTTTACAAAGATCTACTGGTCAAACAATTGGTCAAGCCTTTGTTGCTAACATTACTCCTACTAGATTATACTTATTTGGTGTTTCGATCTCTGTATCAAGTTATACATTTGCAGACGTCACACGTATTGTAGGTACTTCTGGTGTTATTACGATTGCAGCTGGATCAAAACTTAAACAGACAAACAAATCTCCTCTAGTATTTAATACTGGAACAAAAAGCTTAAAAGAGTTAACTGATATTTCTTTACCTGTAAGAGCACAAGATAGTTCAGTAAGTGTAACGAATGATGTGATTACAATAGGACCTATCGTTGGAGCAGACTTCGGTGTCGACAACTCAGATATGGTATTTGTAGATGCTTCTAATACAGTTATTCCTATTTTAAGTTATACAATGTCTGTTAATAACTCGATTTTAACGGTTAATTTAGATCCCGCAGCTAACTCAGATCCTGCTGGAACTCTTTATTTTAATAAAAGAGAATTAAATGTAACGCCTTATAACAAACAATCAGTTGATACATGGACTAAATTTATTTGGAATAACGGCACAACTCAGTATAATCTTGGGTTGCCAGACGTATATGAAATCTTAACTATTGAAGATAGTTCAAACGTTGACTACAAAGATAGCTTCAGATTGGTTACAAACCAAAAAGATAACTTTTATGATCATTCATATTTAGAAGTTATTCCTGGCAGACCTTTGCCTACAGCTGGTACGATATCTGTTAATTTAAAAGTGTTTAAACCAAGTAATGCGACTGGAAAATATTTCTTCGCAATTAACTCTTATCCAGTAGATGATGTATCAGTTAATCTTCCTTCTGGTTATGTTCGTTCAACACAAATACCTGTTTATACATCAGACACCGGAAGAGTTTATAGATTAAGGGAATGCGTTGATTTTAGACCTTATAGAGATAAAGATGGTGGAGCAAGTTATACAGCTTCAGTTGAAGCTTCGGCTGGAGTAGTTACAAACGGCGTAGGAGATCAACAACCTACGTTCTCAGATTATACTTTTCAAATTCCAGCAATAAACGGAAGTTTAACTTCTGATATAGAGCATTATCTATCAAGAATTGACATGGTTACAATCGATTCGTTTGGTAAAGTAGCTACGATTAAAGGTACGGAAACAGCATCTCCCGTTCCGCCAAAAGTCGGTGCTGATCAATTAGTTATAACACAAGTAACAATACCTGGTTTTCCTGCGCTTTCACCCAAAGAGGCGATAGATCAAAATAAAGATTATTACGCAGTAAAGACTAAAGCTTCTGGTGTCAGAAATTATACTATGAAAGATATTTCTGGCTTTGATAAGCGTATTAAAAATCTAGAATATTATGTAAGTTTAAACCAATTAGAGCAAAGTACACAAAATATGGTTGTGACTGATGAAAACGGTTTAACAAGATTTAAAAACGGTTTCTTAGTAGATCCTTTTAATGATACAAATATTTCTAACTTGCAGGATGCAACATTCTCTGCTGCTATTCAAAAAGATGACAGCATTTTATCTCCAAGTTTAACTACATTCCCTCTGGATTTAAAATATAAATCAGCAACAGGATCTAGTATCTTCCCATCAACTTCTGATGCCGAGATAGCTACATTAGGCAGAAATGATCATGCAAAAATCGTTGGGCAACCATACGGTACCAACTTTAGAAACTTAGTAAGTAACTATTGGTCTTATAACGGAACTGGTCAATTATCACCTAGCCACGATATGGCACACGATACTACATCGAATCCAGTTACTCTTGATATAGATTTAGTAACACCATTCACAGACTTTATAGAAAATTTACAAACATTTATTCCTTTGACTCAAACTACAACCGTAAATAACGGTTCAGTTACGAGCCATCTTGGAGGTCGTACTTGGCAGACAGTAACTGATTTTACAGATACAACTAATGCTTTAGGTATTGATCCTAATTCTGTTCCAGTTAACAATACAGTAGGTGACTTTGTATCAGATTTCCAATTCTCACCATTCATGAGAGCAAGAGATATTAAAATATTTATTGCTGGTTTAAGACCAGACACACCGCATTATTTCTATTTTGACGGTGTTGCAGTTACTGAT